GTCTGAATGGGTAGGCATATTAAAGGTCACGGCAGGGTTGCTATGAAGGCTTTAACGGCCTTTGCGGTCATTTTGACACCATCTGCGTCTTGTAGTTCTGCGCCAGCCAGCAAGTCTGCTTTTAGTTGTGGATACTCAGCGGAGCAAGTTAGGCGGCATAGTCCATCGTCATCAATACGGGCAAAGATTTGTGGGTCATCGCCGTTTTTAGGAAGCATTTTGTAAATCATAATTCAGCACTCCAAGCAAGATATGCAGACGAATTGACTGCCCGTAAAAACGCTGCGTAACCAATAGTTAATCCAGATGCTACGGTTGATTGGACGGTTGCACTATCTGTATCTGCATAATTGTATACAGCAACAGCACTACAAGTTATATTAGTGCCGCCTTGTTGAACTTGATAATCCCCCGCTGTTCCACTTTGCTCCAAGGCTGTCGGGTGTGTTCTCATGGAAACAGGAAATGGAATAATTGCAATATTATTAGTTGTTCCGTTATTGGTTCCGCAACCAAAATAACCAACTCCACGGGACTTAAACTTATAGTAATACCTCTGACACAACATCAACTCACGCCCATAATCCCTGCGCTCAAACGGTGTAGCAACAGAGCCTACTTCGAGTTGTACGCCTGTGACGTACCAAGTGGCGCCGTTGGTTCCGACTACTGATACAGTAGAGGGCGGTTGAACAGCGTTTGTTGTCCCCCATGAACCCGCAGTTTGTGTAAATGTTGAGCCTGAACCAAGCCCAAAACGCACATTTAATCCAACGCCGTTATTTGTTAGCCAAGTTCCAGTAGTATCACCAGCAATAGTTACTGACTTTTGTTCCCAAGTATTAGCCGATGAAATGGTATAACTAAAAGTATATGATCTATTAGCAGCACTGTTTACAATAGCACCGCCAAAAGTTCCTGTTAAAGAACTACGCACCCAAAAAGATAATGTAACTGTTTTGGCATTGGCAGTTCCAAATCCTAAATCTGCAACATTAAACCCTTCAATTCGTTGTTCTATAAGAAATGTATCTCCTGTAAGAACAGAATAAGCCGATAATGACGTAACACCTAAATAATTTGTAAATCCTGTTGGCGGTGTTACTGATCCTGCATTTTGTTGAACTGAAAATTTACTGGTTTGTGTCAGTACTGCCCCCCATCTATCAAGAGTATAAGTTCCTATTGATGGAGTAACACTCGCACCAGCATTCCGCTGGTCAATCCTCATGTCACCATTGATGATGCGGTTGCGGAAGCCCTGCAAACTATCCGCAGTAGGGGTCATGCTATTTATAGTAGCGGTATTGCCACCACTAGCGTCTACAACTGCTGGTGTTGCTACTCCAGTAGAACCAGTAAGAATGATTGCCATTTAGAACACCACCCATCTTGCGCCGTTGCTAACAGTGACTGCAAAGCCATTGTTAACAGTTATAGGACCTACTGTCCAGCCATTGTGTGTACCATCAATTGTTATATTCTCACCGATAGTCTGAGCGTTCCAGAAGATTGCTTTAGCTGCTGCATTACCTTCCATCTGACCACCACCAGCAACCGTAGCCCAAGATGCTGTACTACCATCAGTGGTTAAGTACTTACCTGCATTGCCAGTTTGACTAGGTAAAGAACTAAATGTTACCCATGAGGTGTCATAGTCTGTAGCACTGTTCTTTTGTAGTATTTGCCCAGTAGTTCCACCAATGGCAACACCGGGACCAGCAGGGCCAGTTGCGCCAGTAGCTCCAGTAGCGCCTGTAGCACCTGTTGCTCCAGTTGCCCCTGTAGCACCAGCAGGTACAGTAAAGTCAAATATAGCAGCAGAACTAGTACCAGAGTTTGTTACTGATGCACTAGATCCGGGAGCACCAGTTGTTGTAGTGCCTACTGCAATCGTTGCAGCGGTTCCAGCAGCGCCTGTAGCACCTGTTGCTCCAGTGGCTCCTGTTGCACCAGTTGCGCCTGTAGCACCTGTTGCGCCTTGTGGAATACTAAAGTCAAAAACTGCTGCAGAGCTAGTGCCTGAGTTTGTAACAGTAGCTGAAGAGCCTGATGCGCCTGTTGTTACAGTTCCTATTGCAATTGTAGCAGCAGCTCCAGCAGAACCAGTAGCACCTGTGGCTCCTGTAGCACCAGTAGCACCAGTAGCACCTGTTGGCACACCTAGTGTCAGCGCATAAGTACCGTTATTATAAGAAGCAGTAGCAGAGGAGCCTGCAGCTAGTGTAGTGGCTGTAACAGAAAAACCGTTAGCCATATTGATTGATGCATCACGAGCAGCCTCAGCAGCAGTCTGTGCTAGTTCGGCATTAGTCTCTGCAGTCTCTGCGTTATTCTCTGCTGTTGCAGCAGCAGCCGCAGAAGCTTGAGCAGCCGCAGCAGCAGCGATTGCACCAGTAGAATCATTCTCAGCAGCATCAGCACTATCAGCAGCGTCAGCGGCTCTATCAGCAGCTAGAGAAGCATACTGTAGGGCTAGTGCAGCGGCATTGGCTGCATCTGCTGTTGCATCACCGGGACCGCCGGGACCACGATAGATAGCCATTTAATCTCCGTTAGTTTGCTTAAACAGACCTAATCTGCTTAAGAAAACTCCCCAGCCCTTGTGAGGCTGAGGAGAGCCACTAGCTTATAAAGCCTTAGGCAGGAACTGCGAGAGCAACAGCAGAGCCGTCACGCAACTCAGCAACACCGTACAGCATATCGCTGGTAAACAGAGTACCAAGATACTCTTGTTTGTACTGAGTCTGTGAACGAACACCCATTTGCTCGGCTAACACAAATGCGTCTTTGTGTGCCAACAAGCAGATACGGTCTGTGCCAGAACCACCAGCAGCAGTGTCAGCGTTGGTGGTAACAAATACTTTAACACCAAACACGTCACCGATTTGACCGTTACGGATTGTGTTGTTGCCACCTTGCTCACCAACAAAGGCTTGCTCAGTAAAGCGAGAGATGCTCATCAACGTGTTACGGCTTGACGGAGGAACAATCAGGAAACGATCCGTCATCGGAACATCTTGATCATCAAGACGCTGGATGGAACGGCGAATACCTGCCTCGCCAAGAGCAGCAGCGTTAGACGTGCTGGAGTTGTACACCGTTGCGCCAGTCGAACCAATGAAAGCGTTCGTGCTTGCAGCAGCAGTTGCGTAGTCATTCGTACCAATGGTAGCACCATTAACACCACGACCAAGCTGAACCAAGTCGATATCAACACGCTTAGCTAATGCATAGCCAGCATCGTCCGTGTAGAAGCGGCGTAGCGAAGATAGAGCCTGAACTTCGACAATATCTTCGATCAAGCGGCTGTACTCATAGTGCTTGTTAATGTTAACAAGAACTTCAGTCTCAGTTGCAGCAATCAGAGTTACCTGACTGGATGCAGTCTTGACCGCAGCATCACCACGGGTGGGTTTAGGAATGTGAAGGACATCACCCTTCTTGCCTTTGAAAGACATTTTCGAGAACAGGTTAGCAGCAACCAAGTTCTTTTTGTAAGCAGCGATGATTTCATCAGACCAAATCTCAGGGATAAATTTATCCGCTGTCGTTTTCGTTACGTGATCGGTACCAAGAGCCATTTTAAATCTCCTAAATGATTAAGTTTATTTAACTCGACCCTGAGCGTATGCAGCCATAATTTCATCTTGTAGCTGGTAATAACGATCTGGGTCTTCCAGTTGTAAACGGATTAGATCCGCTCTTCGATAGACCTTTGCAGAAGTAGCACCAGTGTTAGAGCCAACATCTACAGTAGCTGATTTAACTGCTGCTTTCTGTGCCGCTTTAATCTCTGGCGCAGGAGCAGGAGCTGAAGGAGCTACTGACTTAGGTTTAACATAATTCCAAGTACTAAGAAGTTCTGCTGCAGAATCATAGTCCATATTTGCGTCAGCCGCTGCGTATAAACGCAAACGAACTGGAGAGGCTTTAACCCACTCAGCAAATTCAGGGTCTCCTACAGTAGACTCAAAGTCAGGGAATTCTGTCTTAAGCCTATTTAATGTTTGCATCCTTTTAATCTCAGCCGTTTGTTCCTTGGCTTCTCTGACTGCAGGATGGTTCTCTACTGCTTGATTTACTGCCCTCTTTGGATCTTCAAAGAAATCGATCTCGTCTTCTTTTGTGACCTCAACTTCTTTCTTATTGTCGAGTTGTCGCTTGATTAGTTCATCTGCAAGCTTACGTACTTCACCAACTTCTTGGGCTTGTCTACCAATAAGCTTCTCAGCCTCTTGGTGCATCTTGATAATTTCATCAAGACTCTTGCCCTTGTACTTGGTTGGAAGATTCTCCTCTGCAGGAGCCGCTTCCTGTACGGTTTCAACTTGAGGTTCTTCAGCTACTTGCTGAGTCTCTTGCTGAGTAATATCACTTGCTTCAAATAACTCTTCTTGCGTTTCGGTAAAAGATGCGGCCACATTATCCTCCTGTCCACAACGGATTCTAGGAACTTTAAAATGTCACTTGGAATCAGGCTTGCTGTTTCTTGTAAGCGACTCTAGTTGCTTCTTCGTGTTTTCTAGCCCACGCATCACACGCTGAAGGAAACGCACCTGTGATGCCCTCCAGACTGATACGGGGTGACGAGATAATACGAGAAGCTTCATTGCGACAATGCGGACACTCTATAGAGCGTACCTCATCATCGACCAATTTTTCGGTGAGGTGGTCTTTAACGCACCTGAACTCAAATATCCGTTTCATCTGTTAACTCCCTATAGGCTTCTTCCGAAGTTTGCTTAAGGTTTATTACCCAGTTTAGGATATCTAACTGTCCTTTGGCGTAGTGCAAGTCCTCCACACCCGTCAATCTTTCGATCTTATTGTAGGCATCCAGCATTTTCTGGGTGTCCTCCATCAGATCTTTCCATCCTTTTAAGGCCATCATATCAAACCTAGCCTCATAATATTCTTGAATGTCTTTATCCACAGTTTCTCCTATCTAGGACTGTGTTGTATTTCTACAACATATAATTTATTATACCATACTTTTCTTGATTTGTCAAGTACTTATTGAACTTTTCTATTCATCTGAGCTTCGACAATGTTTTCCTTAGTCTCAATCTCTCGTTCCTTTAGGATAAGCTCAGCTACCTTAGCACGGCGCTCAAACTCCCCTTGGCTGGAACCATCTAAGTTAGCAGACACTGACTGAATAACCTTAGCTCGTAGTTCTTCTGGCATTAACTGGGCTTCAACCATAGTCTTCTGCGCCTTAGCCATTGCCTCTTGAGCGTCAGCTTGTGACTCTGCTGCCCTAGAGTTAAGCTCGTTGATCTGAGCCTGAACCAGTTGGATCTGAGCTTGCATCTGAGCCTGCTGCATAGCCTGAGCTTCAGGGTTAGGCTGGTTCATCTGGTCTAGGGCTGCGGCAAGCTCTTCCTTATTGGACAGACTAGAGCCTTTGATGATACCTTTTAGGACTAGCGGCAGTACAGGGCTATCAGGACCAAGGGTTTGCAAGAGTCCAATGAACTGTTGCTGCTCATACTCCCTAGCTACCATGCCAAGGGTGGATGCAGGAGTAAACCTAAAGTCCTTAGACGGGTAACGCTCTGGGTCAAACTGCATATAACGGTAGGCTACCTTCTTAATCAGAGGAATCAAGAAGTCATCTTGGAAGTTCATCAGCGCCTGCTTGTTCTTCTTAATAATAGAAGACATAGCTAAGGACATAGAAGCTCCACCAGCATCTCCCGCAGCTACTGAGCGAGTCATAGCCTGACTATCTAACGTGCCTGTAGCCTGCAGCAACATAGTCTCAAACTCTTTAGCAGTAGAGATGTTGCCTGCGTCAGTAGATCCAAACTTAAACGGGAAGAGGATCTCGTTAGGATTACCGTTGGTGAGTAGAGTCTTTCCGGGTTGTACCTTGTAAGATACGCCACGAGGAAGCCTTGTAGCGTCTGCTGCCATCATAGGGGCCGTAGTCAGTGCTAAAGAGTCCAGATGACTACGGAGTTGGGCATCAATAGCTTTTTGCATATTGTAGCCCTTTTGCACGGTTCCCATACCTACTAACCTACCTGATACCTTTTCAGGTACATAGGTTACAATAGGACGGTCTTTCATCATGTATGGGTTGGCTTCTGCCTTGAGCAGGTATTGCCCGTTAGCAATAACAACTACAGCCTCAACCATGTCTGAATACTTATCTGCATCGCTGTCTTCTGGGAACAGGTCTTCTACTTCACCACCTTCGTTCTCTAACTGCTCCAGATACTCACGAGGAACTAACCCGTAGTAGCGAAGGACTCGTACCTTATCTTCTTGGTAAAGTGAGTCCAGTTGATTTGGGATGAGATCAGCGTCACTAAACTCAGGACCAATATTAACCTTTCGATAGATTCCATCTTCGATGCCTTTAACTACTTTAAATAAACTTGTGTACTCTTCAACGGCTACACCAAGGCAATCATCTATTGTCTCAGAGTTTGGATCCCATATAAAGTTACGAGGATGCACCGACTTAACAGGAACAGATACACGCTCAGCTTCTATAACTCCAATAGCAGCACCAGTCCCGTCAGGCATTGGCTGCATCGCTGGCTGTAATTCAACTGTAGATTTAATTTGAACCTCAGCTATACCAAGGCCAAAGACTTCAGCGTTACGATTAACCTCTGCCCAAGTCTTATCTACCTTGTCTTTCTTTAGGTCATCGTGAAGTTGGGTCTTTACCATCTCGATGTCCATCTCTTGCTGGTCAGCAGCATCATCTTCCATCTCAAAGAACTCTCCACGACCAGTGGTGGCTTCAATGATCTCTGATGTTTTATTCTCTACCGCCTGACGGATAGCTGGAGATACAAGTCTACTGCGCTCTGAGTCACGAGTCTTGTCCTCGTCAGACCATACGCCGTAATAGAGGCGCTCGTACTCATCCCACTTAGCCTGATAGTTTGTATCACGGTATTCTTTCCACCGATCACAATGATCAATAATAAAAGCTACTAGCTCTTTATCTGATTCAGATACTGGGTCTTCTTGAAAGTCACTCATTGCATATCCTCTACTGTACTAGGGAAAGGAGAAACATAATCTAAACGTGCGTCTAAAGCGCCGCCTTCGTTATTAATAAACTCTGTTGGTCCAAGCGGACGATTGAATGCAGCCATTGTATCCTTGTCTTGTCCCATTGTTGTTGGAAATACTTTGCCTTTGGTTTTATCTACTGAGCCAGAAGTCTTTGCATAGAAAGGATCTTCAAATCTTAGCTGCACGTTACGAGACTCTGCCTCTCCGTATGACTTTAAATAGTCACGGGTAGCTTTTTCTTTGTCAGCTTTAGAAGCTTGGTCCCATGCTTTGTTCGTATATCGTTTTAAAAACTTAGATTTGCTTGTGCCACGTAAGAAATTTTCTACTTGCTGTGCGTAATGCTGAGATTCGTGAAGTAGTCCAGAGATAACGGAGACTGGGTCTTGATCAATAAAGGGCATTGATCCTACGTTTAAGTCAATAGTCTGGCTATCAAAGTTATAAGCACCAAATGACATTGGCTTGTCTGGTTCGTTAATAATACGTACTTCTTTGTTTGCTAAGTCAGGATAGAACTCATATAGTTTAGGATGACTTAACACATCTTGAACCCGATAAGTCTCACCTTCTTCGAGCATATCCGTAGGCAAACGTAGCCTTGCGTCTGTATCTGGAATTTCAAACCTCAACTTTTCATCTGGTCCAATACCCATTCCAGTACGGGCTACTTGCTCCTCAAACGTAGCTCCTCGTTTTGCCATGTCCTTGGCTAGCTTCATACTAGAGTCCATCAATTCCATCTCTTCCTCTGTTGCTTTAGGAAGATAGTTCATTAAAGCTTTCTCGCCTCCAATAATCTCAGGACGTGTAAGCTTAGGAGGCATCTCTTCAAATAAAGCTCTCCCACCTCTGGTAGAAGCAGAGATAAACTCCTCTGGTATTTCTAGGAGTCCTTGGAATAAACGAGCAATAGCCATGTTAGTATCCTGATACTGTGTCTAAAGGTTCGTACTCTTCTTCTTCAATCATGTCTGTAAACTCTGTGATGCCAATTTGATCTATGTAAGCTAAGGCATCAATCAAGTCATCGTGTACTGCGCTATTCGGAAAGTTAAGAAGCTGGTCTACAAACTGCTTGGTCCAATCACCTCTAACTAACTTAATCCTTCCATGCTCGAAGCGTCCCTGTAAAGCCCATACTATTCGGTCCGTCTTCTTCTTGTTGCCGTGTGTCAGTTCTATCACTGATATGAAAAACGATTTCTTCTTCATCAAGTCTTGTAGGTACGGGAGTACGGCGTTCCGTGCCATTCCCCGCTCTATACCTACTAGCCGCACATCGTAACTTTTTGCTGTTTCTAATATCTTGTTTGCGGTTTCTTTGATGTCCCATCGTCCATACACTATAGTATCTACAAACCATCCATCCAAAGTAACCTTGACTACAGCTATAGCGGTTTCATCTAGATGCTTCTTTTTGTTAGTGGCTTGCTTGCTTACATCTTCAAAGCCAGCCAAATCAACAGCGATGTAATAACTACCGTCACTAGGAGTATCATCGCTATCAACATAATGTATCCATTCTTCTTTAAATAACTCTGATGAGGCGGCTTCGAAACTAGCAAGGTATTCCTGTCTAAAACTGAAGGAAGACATTGACTTCTTCGCAGCCTCAATCTCTTTAGGATCGAGTAGAGGATTATCAAAAGAAGTAAAGTGAAACGATACCCAATCTTCATCTTCATCCTTTTGGGCCATCTGGTACAACTCGTAGAAGTGATTCCTGCCCTTTGGTGTACCAATGAACAGTGCTCCACCCTTTACATCTGACAGTGCTGGTCTAAGGATCTGCTCGAATACTTGAGGCTTCATGTCAGCGTACTCGTCAACTACGACATACGCTAGACCGACACCTCGCATTGTATCTGGACGGTCAGATCCTTTTAGGTAGATCTTCCTGTCGTTTACTAAAGTTATTACCGCCGTATTCTCGTGGACAGTTTTGATAACTTCGTGTCCAAGCTCTTTAAGAACCGTCCACATAATGTCTTTAGCTTGCTGAAAAGTTGGGGCAACATAGAAGACATCCTTCTCTTTAGATTTTAAAGCCTCAATGATGAGGGTCCAAGCTGCAAGCCTTGACTTACCAAACCGTCTACCTGCAGCTACTACCTTAAACCGATGTTCGTCATTAAATACTTCAGTCTGCTTTGGATGTAGTTCGACTCTAAGGTTTGCCATCCGAGTCCTCTACATCGATAACTTCGTATCCAATCTCCTCAGTCTCTGTTGCAGCTATCTGGGGAGTACCAGTGGTCACAATCTGTACCTGTATCGAGTTGCTTCTGCCTTGACCCTGCTTCTCAAAGTGGGAGATTGGTAGGAGTCTGTCGATGCACATCTTGAGGCAGGCTACCTGATCCTTGTCCCCATCGTCCATTGCCTTGCGGAGTACGGTCTCAATGACCTTCTCACCGCTGGTGGACAAAAGACGGGCATAGAACTCTTTGATTCTTGCTGCCTCGCCGGGAGGACGACCTACCACGCCTCGCTTTTTCTTGGATTCGACATCAGCTTTTCTGGGTCTGCCCCTTTTTTTAGCAGGGGACAGGGTAACACCTTGAGCTTCTAAGGACACTTTAGTGTTTCTCCTTATTATCTATGTAGTTTTAAATTATTAAGAATTATTATTATGATTATTGTATTTAGTTTCTACATAGTTTGTTCTTAATACATTTATTATAGCATACTTTTTCTAAAAAGTCAAGTACTTTGTACTATTTAGGAGCTAAAGTGGACAGATTAGCAGCTTCAGAGTGTACAGATTAGCCCTACTTTATCTACAAAGTCCTACATATTACTAACTATTTGATTTATATAGGCTTTTTCCTGTCCTATTTTGTACTATTTAGGGCAGTTTTCCCACTATTTAATTGCTATTTTACCTTCTCTTGTGTGCTGTAGGGTGCTTTACGCAGCGCAACTGTGTTGTCCCCCCTCCCCCATGTCTCTTTTATACCACAAAAGACCACACAGATTAGTCAGGTATGGGACTTGCTAGGCAAAAACCATGCCAATAGGCAGAGACTATCGAGTCTGGGTAGGCGATAGAAAGAGACTATGATGCACCCTATAGAAGTGTCTCTAAAAAACAACAGAGGGGTACTGTATAAAAATACATTAGGGTTATCCCTAGGTAGACAGAATAGGAAAAACTCGGTAAGATCCGCCTATGGATAGATAGTTATCTATTCATTAACTAACTAATCGGAGGTTTAACCATGAATTTCGAAAGCGCAGGAAAAGATCTAGCCAAGGTGGAAACCTCGGCAGGCACTAAGGCAGTGGCATTAATCAAAGACTGCCTAATCAGTATTTCGTCAGATGATCAAATGAATGAGTTTTTAGATAGTTATCTAAATTACAGAATCAATCAAGGCGAAGAAGAAAAAGAAGCGAAGAATTACAAATCAAGGGTGAAAGCGATTCTTAAGAATTGGAAAGAAAAGGAAAAGCGAACAGCCCTTTACGATTACACCACCAAGTCGGTTCAACTACTTGCAAGATACGCTAGAGATCTGAACAAAAAGGATAAGCCTGAAGACGAAGCGCCAGAGGACGAATCGGTAACCACTGAAACACTTCTTAGCCTAGGCGATATCTCGGCAGAATTGGATCGGATAGCCCAACATCTGCACCACCACGGGCGGTTTGATCTAGCCGAGCGGTTGATGGTGATCGCCAACGAGGTTGTCGAGGAGCAAGTTGAGCCTGCAACGATCTAAGGAGGTGGGGAGAAATCCCCTCTCCCTTTTTTTAATGCTTGACAATTCTGTGTTTTGTGGTAGTATTGTGTTGTGGTTGTTGTTTATGTTTAATGTTTTAGATAACTATCTAAGGAGATTTCAAAATGTTACACCTAGTCCGTATTTCCCTCAGATTCAATCGTGTGTTGAAGAATCGTGGCGGTAGATTCCTCACTGTGTACCGTAAGGGTGAGAAAATTAATGGTAAGGTATTGTCCACTAACCCATTGTATGCTAAGGTTCAGCGTGCATCTGATGGTCAAGTGTTTCGTGTCAAGAATTGGTCAGTGCGGTTCGTGTGTGCTGACCACCTAATCCATACACAAAACGGAGCGGTCTAAATGTTATCAAGAACATCCAAGTTAGGGTGTTATTCGTGGAGTCTTCAGGCTTGGGACACTTGTCCGGGGTCTAAAGATTCCACGGGTGAAGCAGTCCCTGCTTGCAAAGTGTGCTATGCTAGGCAGGGTATGTATCATATGCCCAATGTTAAGGCAGTGCGGGAGTTTAATTTGCAAGACTGGCGCAATTCAGACTGGGTAGATCGCATGGTTTCGTCCCTATCTAAGCAGAAATTCTTCAGATGGTTCGACTCAGGCGATATGTTTCATATCCAATTGGCAGAAAAGATTTACACTGTCATGAATCGCACCCCTAATTGTAGGCACTGGCTGCCTACTAGGATGTATAAGTTTCCTAAGTTTCAGGCTATACTTAGGTCTATGCAGGACTTGCCTAATGTTACAGTCAGGGCATCTAGTGACGAGGTGGATGGGTCTGTTTTAGATACTTATCTAAATTCTAGCACCATCATACCCGACAGGGATTTCAAGACTGAGGCGTATGTGTGTCCTGCATATAAACAGGATGGAAAGTGCTTGACTTGTAGGCAATGTTGGGATAAGATGACTCCTGTGATTGCGTATCCATATCACGGTAAGTCAAAGGCTAAGGTTATCAAACTCATTCAGATGAAAGGTTAATAATGATGGACACAAAAGATATGTTGTATCATATGCAAGACTTAATCGCAGAGATCGAGTCAGGTGGTTGGACGGAGCATTCTGAGATTGACATTCGTGTTGCCTATCGCTCACTACGGGATGCTGTCATGAAGGTTCGGTGTGATGACTTGTTTCAAGCCAAGGAAGCAGTATGAAGGTATTGATTGGAGACAATATTATCTATGAAGAAGATTATTATGGTTTACCATATGCTACAATTTACGGAGACTATAAGATAGTTGACATGGAAGAGGCAGAGTTTAATGATTATATTGACGTAACAACTGATGATTGGATAGCATCTAACTATGAAGGAGTAATTTATCAATGCAAAAAGATACAGCCGTTTGCGTGACAGACAGGAAAGAAATGCTTGAGGCATTGGTCTATCATGAGTTATTGTGGCTCATTGACAATCCAGACAAGCACCATATTACTGCTGTTACAGACTGGATCCTTCGTCTTAATGAGATATATGATAACGAAGGTAACTTAATAAACGCATATAAAAAGGTATGTGAAATATATGAAGACTAATGACCTAAAGCGAGGCAGTAGAGTTAAGTTGTTGAACGGGTGGGAGGCAGAGATTGCTGACAATATGAAAGGCAACACTCGCCTAGCCACTGTGTATGGTGAGTTCACAGAGACTGGCTCTGTCTATGCTCATGATATTATGCAGGTTCAGATTGCTGACCAATGGTTTCCTGTCGAGCACACGCCTGCACAGATCAAACTCAGAGACCAACTCAAGCGTATTGGATTTTAGATAGTTATCTAAGGAGATAGCATGAAAGCATACCTGATCGACCCATATGAAACCATAGTAACTGAGGTAGAATACTCAGGAAACTACGAAGACATCTATGAACTTATTGACTGTGAGACATTTGATTGTGTAGGATTCAAAGGATCTGTTGATACAATCTATATCGATGACGAGGGATTGTACAAGGAAGATAGACGGTTCTTCATGGTTGATGGCTATCCTAATCCTTTGTGTGGCAAGGCACTGGTATTGGGTACTGACAAGGATGGTAACAGTATTGAGCCTAAGACTTCCTTGACAGATCTTAGAGGTATGATATCATTTCCTAGGTGGTTCTATAATGCCGGTGGAAGACAAATAAAAGGGATAATATGAAAACAATCATCCATGTAAATCAGCACAACATCAAGCATAACCGCAAGACTGGGGATAACTTACCTGTCTTGACAGTTAAGACTTATAAGAGTAATATGTATGCTCATCGTGTGAAGATACATGGTGATTCGGAAATCGTTTACAGTCCTGACAAGCCTCTGTCATGTGGCGCTCATGTCTGGATTGAGACACAGGCAAGGGTGGAATGTGATGAAGCAGCGCAACTTTGTAGCGAAGTATTCGCAGCGTAGTGGTGCAGGTAAACATAAGGAGAAGCGTATGTCTACGATAGACAAGGAAGACTGGGTTTATTACGAGAACTATAAAGATGAGGTTGACTGGATGAAGTCACGGATCTCAGAGCTTGAAGAGGTTGTCGAGAATCAAGACCATGCTGAGATCTTTATCCTTGCCAAGATGATTGATATGCGGGAGACTGCTATCAAGGAGAAGGCTTGGGGTGTTGTTGGTAAACTCGACTATGTCATTGGCCTACACTCAGCAACTGTGTATGTCAAGGCTAAGGAGTTATATGAGAAGGATAAATCATAATGTCAGCATGGCTTATCGCAATCATAGGTGTGGTCTACGCACTGGTGAGTGTTGATCTACTTATCAAAGGCAACACTGGCTTAGGCATAGCGTTTATAGGTTATTCTATTGGGAATATCGGCTTGACAATGGCGGCTATGAAATGATAAACTTTCTTATTGTGATGGCTTGTGTTATTATCTTCGCTGTATTGTATGGAATCGCTGAGGAGAATGATGATGAATGATAAAGACCCTCATGTTCACAGGGTTTCTGGTGTGCCTTACGAGGTGCAGTTAGTGGATCAGTACATGAACGATATCTCAGAGCTTGAGCGTGAGAACTTCATGCTTCGTGCTAGGATCAAGCGTCTTGTAGAAGAGATTGCGAGGTTTGAAGATGCCTGTAAATAGTCCTTGCATCGATGTATGTCAGATAGAATATGACATTGGCTTATGTGTTGGATGTCTCCGCTCACGCATGGAGATTGAGAACTGGTCAATCATGGATGACAAGGAAAAGTTAAAGTTGATTGACACTCTTAAAGAACGAAGGGAATGGTATGGCGAGGACTAAGAAGGTAGTTGAAGAAGTGGCACAAGAAATTGTCATTGCAGATTGTCGGATGTTTGTGTCAATTGCTTTTGACAGAAACAATAACTTGTATGGTATTACTAAGGAAGGTGCGCTCTTTAGTTATGACTGGGCTAATCGAAAGTGGGTGGAAGTATGAGATGTCTTAGCTGCAACGCAGCACTGACAGACTTTGAGGCAACTCGAAAGACCCTAAAGACTGAAGAGTATTTAGACCTTTGTAACAATTGTTATGCTACAATAAAAGATGATGTTTTAACTTTGGACAGGAGTGATCTTGAGGAAGAAGATTGTAGACAAGATGATGATGATTATAGCGATAGGTGTGTGGATCATAGTCTTGACTTGGATATTTAAGTATGCTATAATATCTATTAAGTAATCTAAAGAGTTCTTTAATATTATTATTATCTTAATAAGGATACTAAGTATGAACTATGAAGAGCAACAACAGATTCAAGAAGAAGCACACTACTGGTTCTGTCTTAATGACGTGGCAGACTACGTAGAATTATTAGGGACAAACCAAGTCATCAAGGATGTGGCTGTCCTGCTAGAGCAACGCAAGGAGTTGGATAAGAGGGTTAGTGACTTCAGTCAATTAGGCGATGTGGCATTCTGAATTGCACCTTGGCTTGCATTTCATGTGTCGTCCCTAATTATCCTGATACCTAACCATAGATAACTATCTATTTGGAGTTCAAATTGCAAGAGAAACTGATGATTAATTTAGCTAAGGCTAACGCTGCCAAGAAGTCTGGGTACAAGCACAAGACACCCATTGACCACTGGCGTGAAGACCCTGAGAGCCTACGCAAGAGCATCAATGCCAAGTGCTATGACTGCTGTCATGGGGCTACTGACGAGGTGAAGCATTGTACTGTCACTGCCTGCCCTCTGTGGTTTGTTCGTCCATATCAGGAGAAGACTAATGGCTGACCTACGCCAAGCATTAGTGACCCCTGAAGTTACCCCTGAAGTCACCCCTGATGTTCATAAACATGAGGAGAAGACTAATGGCTGAGCAACTCAAGGCACATCAACCATGCCCAGACTGTGGTAGTAGCGATGCGCTTACCTACTATGACTGGGGTAGCCTGTGCTTCAAGTGTGGTGAGAAGAAAGTAACTAAGAGCGATATGAAACCAAACCTAACCAAGGTTCAATCTAAGATGACTAACGTACATGACCTGACCTATGGCTCTGTGGTTGATCGAGGGCTAACTCGTGAGACCTGTCAGACCTATGGCATAGGGGTGAAGGATAACTTCTATTACTTTCCCTACTACAATGGGGATGCTTTAGTTGCGTACAAGAAACGCAACACTGACGATAAACGCTTTAGCATCGAGGGTTCGTGGCAACAAGGTGCTCTCTTTGGGCAGCAGTTATTTAACAAAGGGGGTAAGTATGTCACTATTTGCGAGGGAGAGTTTGACGCTGCGGCGGCGTATCAGATGCTGGGTTCTAAGTACCCTGTGGTTTCTGTTAGGAATGGTGCAGGTAATGCAGTACAGGATATCAAAGCGAACTACGAATGGCTCGACTCATTCGAGAACATTGTCCTATGCTTTGACAGTGATGATGCAGGCAGAACTGCTGCTGCACAAGTTGCTGAGATCCTTGGAACTAAAGCCAAGATATTTAAAGGAACCAAAGACGTTAAGGATGCCTGTGAATACAACGGGCAAGGACAAGGGAAGGAATTCGTAGACCTATGGTGGAAGGCTGAGCGTTTCACGCCTGATGGTATCATCGATGGTGCTGGGTTGTGGGATTTGGTCAACCAACCAGTCGAGCTAGCTAAGGTTCAGTATCCTTTCTCTGGTCTGAATGACCTGACCTATGGTGTGCGTGAGGGTGAGTTAGTTACAATCACTGCAGGATCTGGACTAGGTAAGTCTCAGTTCCTAAGAGAAATTGTTTATCATATCCTCAATAACAGCGAAGACAACATTGGGTTACTGTTCCTTGAAGAGTCTGTGAAGCGTACTGCTAAAAGCATCATGAGTTTAGCAGCCAATAAACCATTGCACCTACCTGACACTGAGGCAACAGATGATGAACTTAAGTCTGCTTTTGACAGCACTTTGGGTACTGGACGTGTGTTTCTTTTTGATCACTTTGGGTCTACTGCAATCGACAACATTATCAACAGAGTCCGCTTTATGGCTAAGGCTCTTGAGTGCAGGTTTATTTTCCTTGACCACGTGTCTATTGTGGTATCTGCACAGGACAATGGAGATGAACGTAAAGCTTTAGACGAGATCATGACCAAGCTTCGTATGATTGTACAAGAGACTGGAATTAGTTTATTCTGTGTCTCCCACCTTAAGCGTCCTGATGGTAAGGGTCATGAGGAAGGAGCAGCTACGTCCTTGTCTGCCTTGCGTGGGTCAGGTTCCATTGGTCAGTTGTCTGACATGGTGCTAGGTTTGGAGCGTAACGGACAGTCAGAGGATCTGAAGGAGCGACACACCACACGAGTCAGGGTTCTTAAGAATCGATTCAGTGGTCTGACTGGTCCTGCCTGTGCTTTGTACTATGACCGCATCACTGGGCGTATGACAGAGACACACGAAGACAAAGAACTGTGATATAATATTAGGATGAGAATCGCACTTGATATTGAAACTAATCTTAGGCACGACACTATTTGGTGTTGCTGTACTTATAATCTTGACACTAAGGAAGTGATGGTATGGACAGAGTCACAAAGCTTTCAAGAGTTTATCAAGAAAGCCACGTTGATAGTAGGACACAACGGGATCAGCTTCGACTTTCCAGTATTGAACAAGGTCTGGAGGACTACGATTCAGATGAATCAAGTTCGGGACACACTGGTTATGTCAAGACTGTCAAACCCTACAAGGGACGGGGGACACAGCCTAGCAAATCTAGCAAGGCTCGTAAGCCGAACCAAGAAGGAGTACGAAGATTTCGAGGTCGGCCTAACTCCTGAGATGATTGAGTACTGTAAGGAAGATGTAACAATCTGTGGTGAGTTGTACAATTATTTGAAGAAGGAACTACGTGACTTCTCTGAGCAGTCAGTCGAACTTGAGCACAAGGTTCAGTGGATTGTAACAGGCCAAGAGAAGCGTGGGTTTAGGTTAGACGTAGCTAAGGCTATGGGTTTGGTAGGTGACTGGGAACGTAGGCTTTGCGAGATAGAACATGAACTCCAAATCATCTTCCCACCCATCATCACCCAAAGAGTTAGCGACAAGACAGGCAAGCAGTTAAAGGATGATGTTGAGGTATTCAATCCGGGTTCTCGTCAGCAGATTGCTAAGCGTCTGATGAGCAAGGGCTGGAAACCCAACAAGCATACCGAGAAAGGAGCAGTGATAGTAGATGAATCAGTCTTGGATGGAGTTGATATACCAGAAGCAAAGCTTATTGCCGAGTACCTACTCATTCAAAAACGGGTGGCTCAGGTTAAGTCGTGGCTTACTGCTGTATCTGAAGACGGACGGGTTCACGGTAAGGTCATCACCAACGGAGCAGTCACGGGAAGAATGACACATCACAGTCCTAACATGGCACAGGTTCCTAGCAGTAGTAGTCCTTGGGGACACGAGTGCAGGGATTGTTGGACAGTAATAGATAACTATCTATTGGTAGGCGCAGACGCTAGTGCCTTAGAACTTAGGATGCTTGCTCATTACATGAAAGATCAGGAGTATGTCAAGACTGTTACAGAAGGATCGCAAGAGTTGGGAACTGATGTCCACACGAAAAACCAGAGGGCTGCAGGTCTTGCTACAAGGGCGCAGGCCAAGACTTTTATCTATGCCTTGCTCTATGGTGCAGGGCCTGCCAAAATCGGGGCGATTGTTGGTGGTGGATTTAAAGAAGGCAAAGACCTCACGAGTTCTTTTCTTCGGAACACGCCAAGCTTACAAAAGCTTAGGACCAAGGTTGAAAACCTATCAGCGGGAGGGACGATTGAAGGTCTTGATGGACGCAGGTTACAGATCCGTTCCCAGCACAGCGCACTCAACACATTGCTTCAGAGTGCTGGTGCAATAGTAATGAAGCAGGCTCTTGTCCTGTTGGATGAGAAACTTAGGAAGACCCAACTTGACGCACACTTCGTAGCCAATGTGCATGACGAGTGGCAGATAGAATGCCTTGAGGATGAGGCAGATATGGTAGGCATCCTCGCAGTACAGAGTATCAGGGAAGCGGGTAAAGTATTGAAGTTACGATGCCCTTTGGACGGTGAGTATAAGAAAGGAAAAACATGGGCAAACACCCACTAGATAAGACAGATGATTTCTGGGAAGGGATGGAAGATGTTGTCCTCCTTTGTATACGCAAGGATAAGACTGTCCACATGAAGACATCGATAAGGGACATGGATGAACTACAGTCTGTCTTCAGTACTGCCCTGATGATGGCAACATTTCATAAGGTGAAACAGGAGGATATTGACAAACTACACTGATGTGCTATAATATTATGGTAGCTGTAACTTTTAACTTAACTTGTTCAGGAGAACATTATTATGGATTTGAAACCTCTTAAGATTGAAGCTGATATTATGTGGGCATTTCTTGATACCCCTAACCAGATGTCGGGTAAGTATCAGGTAGACCTATGCAACCTCTCCAAGCCTGCTATCAAGGCACTGGAAGAAGTTGGTATCTCAGTTCGCAATAAAGAAGAAAAAGGTTTTTTCATTACTGCTAAGTCTAAAAACTATCCTATCACCACTGTTGATGCAGAAGGTAACAGGGTCACTTGCAAGGTAGCCAATGGATCACGAGGCGTTGCCCTCATCAAGCCGTTTGCTTACAACATGAACGGTAAGAGTGGCGTTAGTGCTGGTATTAACAAACTGACTGTCACCAAACTTATCGAGTACGTTGGTGCAGACGCTGACTCTAATGATGATGCTCTGTAAATAGATAACTATCTAAAGGATATAATATGACAGCAAAGAAAGTAACATCCCCGTCACCTAAGTTTAACTTCAAGGTGTCACCTGTAGAGTCTGTGTTCGAGGTAGAAGTTGATGGTCTTAACCAAACACTATGGGGTTCAGACTTCTTCAAGTTCTCTGTGTCATCTGATGGTTCTGTAACTATCAACGACAACGAGTTCTCCAGTAAGAAGCAAGCAGCACAGGCACTCGAAGCTATGGCTGCGTTTCTGAAGAAGTAATGTTAGCACTCATCGATGCCGACATCGTCACTTACAGAATTGGATTCGCTTCCGAAGATGTTAATGACAAACTGTGCTTGGCACGATGTGCTGAGTTTATGGAAGAGCTAGTGATGAAGCCTTGGGTAGGAGACTACCAAGGTTATCTCACTGGTTCTGACAACTACCGAAAGGACATCGCAGTAACAGCACCATACAAAGGTAATCGAGTTGGTACTAAGCCTAAACATTATGGTTTGATTCGAGAGTATCTTGAGAAAGCATGGGGCTGTGAAGTAGTAAACGGACAAGAAGCTGATGACGCTATTGGTATCAAGGCTTATGAGATTGGAGACATTGAGGAATATATAATCATGTCTATCGACAAAGACCTTGATATGATTCGTGGTTGGCACTACAACTTTATTAAGGATACGAAGTACCTGATCGATGACCAACAAGCTATCAAACATTTCTATACGCAACTACTGACTGGCGATAGGGTTGATAATATTATAGGTCTAAAAGGAATAGGTCCAAAGAAGGCGGCAAAGATTCTAGAGGACTGTGTTACCGAAGCCGATATGTACACCGCAGTATTAGAAGCATACGACAACGATGAAACTAGAGTCTTGGAGAATGGACAATTGTTATGGATACGAAGAAACGAAAACCAGATTTGGTCACCTGCCCTTTGCAGTACATCCAATGGGTTGACGCAGTAGCAGATGTTGAGTGGCAAGAAGATGTTAAAGCAGAAGTTCACCTTTGTCACAGCATTGGCTGGATTATTGATGAGACAGATGACGCACTATGCATCGCTAATACAGTCTCTATGGACAACAGCAATGCCCGTATGCATCTACCTAAGCAGTGGATTAAAGTAAGAAAGGATGTAACACTTGAAACCGAGCAGCGCCAAGTCCAAAGGAAGACACCTGCAAAAGTGGGTAAGAGATCTAATACTAGCCAAGTTCAATCTGGAGCCAGACGATGTTCGCTCAGTTAGTATGGGCGTGTCAGGGGAGGATCTGTTACTCAGTCCAGCAGCCAGACGGGTCTTGCCAATTAGTTTGGAATGCAAGTCCAGAGCAGCTATCTCAGTATACGGTTATTACGAACAAGCTAGAGGAAACGCAGGAGGATACGAACCTGTTTGCATCATCAAACAAAACAGAGATAAGCCCTTGGCTGTGGTAGATGCAGAGTATTTCTTTAACCTATTAAGGAGTAAGTATGAGTAAAGTTTATCGATTCATTTATGATTCTGAGTTTCAAGAAGGAGAGCCTACAGAATATCCAGAGGCTTCTACTGTCAAGGTTCGTCACTACTTTGCAGACTTCGTTGCATGGCCCAAGATACTCTATGAGTTCTGTAAGTTCTTAGAGACCTCTGGTTACAGCGGCGTGATGGAGCGTGTTGTCATCAAAGACCCTTATGGTATGGAGACTGATGGTTTGTTTGAGACCATTGGCCCAGAGCAGTACATCGCTACTGTTAAAGTAGAACCATTAGACAACGAAGACAAGGACGCACAATGACTGTTCATGCCATAATCCCTGACTGCCAAGTTAAGGACGGTGTTGATCTTAGTTATCTGACATGGGTAGGTAAGTACCTAGCAGAGAAGAAGCCTGATGTGATTGTACAAATTGGTGACTTTGCTGATATGCCTAGCCTGTCGAGCTACGATGTAGGCCGTAAGTGTTTTGAAGGCAGACGCTACAAGACTGACATCGATGTTACTAACAAAGCAATGGAGATGTTGCTAGCACCAATCAAGGAATACAATGAACGAGCAAAGCGGAACAAGGAGAAACAATACAAACCAAGAATGGTACTCACTCTTGGAAATCATGAAGAAAGAATTTCCAGAGCTATCGAAGGAGACCCTAAACTGGATGGAACTATTGGTCTCAGCGACCTTAACTACGAACATTGTGGTTGGGAAGTTATACCGTACCTTGAACCTATTGTCATTGATGGTGTTGTGTATGCTCATTATTTTACTTCTGGCGTTATGGGGCGTGCTGTAACTTCTGCTGCTGCACTGCTGTCTAAGAAGCATATGTCTGCAGTGATGGGCCATGTGCAGAACAGACAGATAGCTTATGCTAATCGTGCTGATGGTTCACAGATCACTGGCCTGTTCAGTGGCTGCTGCTACCTGCATGACGAGGACTATCTAGGTAGCCAAGGTAACAAGTACTGGCGTGGTATCTGGATGTTGCATGAGGTTAACAACGGTAGCTTTGATGAGATGCCAGTTAGTCTTAACTACTTAAGGAAGAAGTATGAGCATTGATAACGCAACACCTAATGACTGGTATGTAGCCTATCATAATAACAAGGATGTTAAAACACTAGGCGAGTACATCAAGTCTAAGCAGATTGGAGGAGATCATTACAAGTCTAACATCGAACCTTGGGATGTGTTCCTTGACTGGGGCTTAGACCCTTGGGCGTGTAACGTAATCAAGTATGTAGCTCGTCATCGCAAGAAGGCAGGCAAGCAAGACCTTGAGAAGGCCAAACATTATCTTGAGTTCTTAATAGAAAATTATGATAAAGTTGGTGACAAGTACTACAAGGTGTGATATAATATATGACCCTAACATTAGAAGAGATCAAGGAAAGACTTAAGAGATGGGATGAGATAACATTAGTTGAAGAACTAGCGTTAAGGTCTGAGGATATAGTAGAAAGATTTGACGATATAATAGAAGACCAAGCAGACAGATTACAAAACTTAGTTAACTGGGAAGAATAAAATATATGGATTACTATCAACAGTTTATTGCAAAGAGTCGTTACAGTCGGTTCCTGCCTGAGAAGAATCGCCGTGAACACTGGGAAGAATCAGTAGACCGATACTTTACTTTTATGTTTAATCATTTGGAAGAGAAGTACAAGTTCTCTCCTAACAATGACCTACGCCTAGAGCTTATCAGTGCTGTCAAGAACCTGGATGTTATGCCATCCATGAGGGCTATCATGACCGCAGGCAAGGCACTAGACCGTGACAACACTGCTGGTTATAACTGCAGCTACCTGCCTATCGATGACCCTAAAGCATTTGATGAGGCTATGTATATTCTCCTGTGTGGAACAGGTGTAGGCTTTTCTGTGGAGCATAAATATGTCGATCAATTACCTGAAGTCCCGGATCAGTTGTTTGATTCTCAGACTACTATTTCGGTTGCGGATTCAAAAGAAGGATGGGCCAAAGCACTACGCCAACTCATCGCTTTACTATATTCTGGGGAAGTTGCAAAATACGATCTTAATAGAATTCGACCTGCAGGAGCCAGACTCAAAACTTTTGGAGGACGTGCCTCTGGTCCCGGACCTTTGGATGAGCTTTTTAAGTTCACTATCGCCAAGTTCAGAGGAGCAGTGGGTAGAAAACTTACATCAATCGAATGTCATGATCTTCTCTGTAAAATCGGGGAAGTTGTTGTTGTCGGTGGAGTACGAAGGAGTGCAATGATCAGTCTGTCTGATCTCGAAGATGACCGTATGAGGAGCGCAAAGAGTGGAAACTGGTGGGAACAAACAGGACATAGAGCACTTGCTAACAACAGCGCAGCTTACATTAATAAGCCAGATATTGGACAGTTTCTCCAAGAATGGACAAGCCTTTACAACAGTCACTCTGGAGAGCGAGGAATCTTCTCACGAGAGGCAAGTCAAAGTCAAGCTGCAAAGAACGGCAGACGTAATCAGGATTATGACTTCGGAACTAATCCCTGTAGCGAAATCATACTACGACCCTATCAGTTCTGTAACCTCACAGAAGTCGTTGTACGGGCCGAGGATACCGTTGCAGACTTGGCTAACAAAGTACGCATCGCCACAATCTTAGGCACGTTCCAGAGCACTCTGACGCACTTCCCATATCTTCGTAAGATTTGGCAGAAGAACACTGAGGAGGAGCGCCTCTTGGGTGTATCATTAACTGGTATCTTAGATAATCCTTGGATGGGGAGGGTCTGTGAAAGCACTACGCAATCTCTTGAATACTTACGCGATGTCTCCATTAATACCAACAATGAGTTTGCAACACGCTTGGGAATTCCTGTGTCTGCTGCGATTACTTGTGTCAAACCTAGCGGCACTGTGTCTCAACTTGTTAATTCTGCCTCTGGTATTCATACTCGACATAGTAACTATTATATTCGCCGTGTTCGTGGTGACAAGAAAGATCCGCTGACTAAGTTCCTGACAGACTCTGGTATTCCTACAGAGGATTGTGTCATGAGGCCTGATAGCACTGCTGTGTTTTCTTTCCCAGTGAAAGCACCAGAGTCTTCTCGTACTCGTGATGATCTGACAGCTATGCAGCACCTTGATCTGTGGCTGATGTACCAGCGTCACTGGTGTGAGCACAAACCTTCAGTGACTATCTCTGTCAAGGAAGATGAGTGGATGGACGTAGGAGCGTGGGTGTGGAGGAACTTTGATGAGCTTAGTGGTATCTCATTCCTGCCTTGGGATGGAGGCTCTTATCGACAAGCACCTTACGAGGAGTGTACTAAAGAGCAGTACGAAGAGCTTCTATCTAAGATGCCTACAGATATCTTGTGGGATAACCTTAAGGAAGAAGATGATAATGTCGAAGGCGCACAGACATTAGCGTGTGTCGCAGGTCACTGTGAGATTTGATATGAATATAGACCTATGTATTATATCTGGATTGATGTTTGGTTTTGAGTATGTTGAAGTTGTAGATGATGAAGAACGATATATTGTAGTAGACTTTGCGTTCTTACGGATTCTTATCAACTTTTAAATAGAGTGTGCTTTCATCCTTCCTGCGCTTAACAAGGCCGGGAAGGACTTTTCCCCCAGCTTTCGTCCACTGCATGAAAGCTTCTGCAGCCCCTTCAAACTCACCCCTGTTATGCTTCTGTCTTATTGTGCTACGCTGGAGGTTACCCAGTCCCACATTAAAAGCAAAGCTGACGAGTGCATCAAACCTAGACTGAGTAAGATTAGTAGGACACAGTCGTAGTACACCTCTCTCAAACGTGAGGAGATCCTTGGCGAGTATGTCATCAACCTCAGCCATAGGCAAGACTCTGTCCCACCCACTGGGTATTGCGAGGTTTTTACGCTCCTCAAATGGAACCCTGATATGGTTGGGGTCTATGACATGACCAACGCCCACTGTCCACAGCAAAGCTGGACACCTGTAACTGCGTGTCCTTACCCCTTCGTGGTGCTTGATCATCTCGATGCATTCTTTGGATACTTTCATTTCTTATTAAAAGACTGTGACCCAAACCAGAAGGCTATGATAGACGAGAAGATTATGGCTGAGTCCTCATCCCAGAGCAGGTTCAGTGCCTCGTCAAATGGGACGTTCTGCTTCCAAGCGTAGAAGAACCCAAACACATTTACCATTACCAGCATTAGGAACATACCGTAGGTAATGACTGGCCTGACGCTGGCTCTCAGGTTTATGACCCACTTACTGGCTCCTTGTCCTATGGCTATATCGTGGGCATATAGGGCTTCCTTCTCCTGAACTGCAGACTGCATTGCAATTTGGTCAGTCCTAATCTCCTCCACCCTAGCCTGAGCTAGGAACCCCTTCTCTGCCATCTCCAATTCCCTAGCCATCTGCAATTTAGCCAGCTCTACTTCGTGTTTTTTATCAGACTTATCTTGGAAAAAGTCTAGGAACTTAGGGAGACCACCAGCCAAGAAGGAGACAAGGGTAGAAAATAGGGTAATCATAGACGGTCCTTAAGGTTTATAGCCAAGCACATAGAAAAAACTAACCAATATAAAAGCCGTTAGGAAGCAGTACCACTTGAGCATTGCTAGCTTGTGGAGATCCCTGCCGTACTCGTCAGTCAGATCCTTGTTGTCTTTCAGGATTCTGTCCTTGATTACCATGATCTCCTCCCAAGCTGCTGGTCCATGCTTAGAGATGATATCTTGTTTGAGTTCTTCTTCTATCTTTTTAATCTCGTAGACTCCCCGCCATTCTTCTACTGCTGAGAAGACAGATGTATCTGATGGTCTTTGCTTTTGTTTACGCCTGAATGAAGCTCTGGCCTGAAGGTCAGCTTTGCCTAGGTCTTGTATGTCCTTAGTAACTGATTCTAGTTCTTTCCCTACCGCCAGTGCTTCACGAATACCAGCTACTGCTGCCTTAGCAGCCCCGGTAACTTCGCTCATGTTAGTCCTCCAAGTCTTCTTCGGTTGCCCTTACTCCTCGTTTCTTCAAGACTTGTCTGCGGAACTCAGTAGCGAACTCAGGATCTGAAGACATCTTTTCACCAAACATAATGTTAGTAGCGGCTAGTCTACCACGCTCTGCTACTCGTTTCATGATAAATCTTTTTTGTTCTTTGGTATAGTTATTAAACTCAGGACTTTCAACTATTGGTGTTAGTAATTCATTAATCAGTTGCCCTGATGTCTTAGAATATTTCTCATAGGTGGAAGCATCTAGTTCTACACCACGAATCTTCTTCTCTGGTCTAGTGTATGTAAAGCCCACATCATCAATGGCTTTCTGTAATGGGGTCTGTGTTGCTTCTTTAGTAGCAAGACCGAATGTACCCATGAGTCCATATGCAGGATTCTCTCGTGCCTCTCCAACAATGTCATACTTAACAGGTAGATCAGACCTTAATCCCGGCAGCCTGTTCTTCAAGGCATCACTAAAACTACTGATCTCTCGCATGACAGGGTCTGCACCTCTAGCAAACTGAGCTACTGCACCCGGAACTAATACGCTTGCAAAGCTGTTGAGGTACGAACCACCATATCTCTCAGGGTCATGGACAGCTTGTAAGAATCCAGTGATACCTTCTAGGAATGTTTTAGAAGTTAAGTTCTTTGTGATTGCTAGCACAGCATCTACTGCTAGCTTTTCAGACTTTTTTTCTGGATCTGGTAAACGAAGGTAGTCAACCATAGTTTCTACCCCGTCAGCAGTAATACCCAAGACAGTAGCCAAAGGCTCAATGCGTGAATAAGAATACCAACGATCACCAATCTTCATAGAGTATTCAGGAATACCTGCAGCAATCATCGCCTCTCTACGTCCCGGATCTTTAGGATAGCTACCAGTTAAGTTTCCATCGAATACAGCTTTTGCAGTCATTATTCCTAAGCCAGCCCCTAATAGCATACGTGCCGCCGCCTCGTCTTTCTTGCCTTTGAATTGTTTCATTACAAGATTAACTGGAGTATAGGACAGAGCATCCTTTAGAATATTAATAGGTGTCTTAATGAATGGAGCAATAAACACAAGCTCAGGCACTTTAGCCTTGGCACGGATCATCATGTTACCAAGCTCACCCAAGTCTTGCTGGAAGGTTTGAATCTTAGCAAAGTTAATAAGCTCGTCAGCTAGGTCAGGAGATATCTTCTTTAGTTCTTCCTGCCATGCACGAGTAGCTCCTACCTTGGTTGGGTCAGAGATATCTATAGTACGAATAGAATCGTATAGTTCATCTCTGGTCTTACCATTAAGTTTACCTTCAGGAACGCTGCGAGATATGCGATATGCTTTAGCATTAAGCTGCATCCTACGGAAGATAGCTTTAGAAAACTCGTCTACTGCAACAGAAGCTTTAGTAGGTACTGTAACAATAGGAGCTATGGCTTTTTCAATAGGACCAGAAGATATAGATTTACCAAATGCTGTTGACGTATCGACCAAAGTCTTATCTAAAGGCATACCTTCGATGTAACCAGCTTTTAAAAAGCCGATACCTTCTGCCAAGCCATCAAAGAAACCACGCATCATAGCAGTAGTCTCTCCAAGTTTAACCTTGTTTCCCGGCATCAGACCAAGTAACGCACGTTCAGCAATAAGGAAAGGAGCTTTAACAAGTGTAGAATATAAGTTTACTATAGGCGTTCCAATAGCTGAGATAAATGAGTTGACTACAATCTCAGACATACGCTGACGAAAGCCGGGAGATGTAGCAACCTCTTTAGTTGCCTTAGCTTTCATTGCTGTCTTTGCGCCCTCATCAATAGCTAGTCCATCTATTGCACGAATCCCATCAAAATATGCATCAATAGCTTTCTTACAAGCGTCTTGGTTTTTTAACACTTAAGTCCTCCAAGATACGGTGGTAACGTACCGTTTGAATTTATAATTTTCTTAACCTGTTTAGTATATGCCAAAGCACGTCCTAGATTACTGATGTTACCATCAAGTGAGGACGATAAGGCATTGACAGTAGCAAATCGCTGAGCAATGTAAGCGTACATCTCTTCGTTGTTCTGCTCTTTAGCTAGCCTAGCTACATCTTTTAACTGGTCAAGTTGGTTTAATTCTGATGCAAGAGCTTTAGAAATCTTCGATGTAAGCTCTGCACCTAACACCTCTTCTTGCTTACGGTTAACAAATGCAGAGACAACAGTCTCATAAGGAACTGACTCTCCTTTAATCTCTACCTGCTCCCAAGTCTTTGCTGCTTTCTCTCTGTTAAACCTACCAAAGGTTGGTCCAATAAGCTGAGATAAAGCATCAGTCATTGTCTCATCTCTTGATAGAGCGGTCTTAAGATTCTGTCCTTTGAATGGGTTCTCAGGAGCAATCATCTTAGCAAACTGAGTAGGGGACAGAGGGTAGTTACGAATAGGATCAGTTAAGAAGTCCCTGTAATCTCCAGTCTTTTCTGCTTTTAAGTATGAACTAGACTCAGCAAACGCATCGTCAGTAACCTTTGCACTTTTGATTGAAGCTTTCTGGTCAAAGTCTGCCTTTATTAAAGCAGCCTGTTGCTGTGCCACGGTATCTGGTGGTTCTTTTGCACCACGGAACAATGCAGCAGCCTGTGGGTTAGTAGTCTCTAAGGCATCAGCTACTTCATCAAATGCTTTATTAGGTAGTAAGTCTACGTCCTCGTAGCGAGCAAGCACCTTGTCTACTATAGCTTGGTCTGTATCAGGTAAACGTGATAGTAGTGTAGGTTGTTGGTCTACTGGAGTAATTGGAGGAAGTTCTGCCTCAATCTCTTCCCTAGTCTTTGTGACAGGAGGAGCATCACCTTCCATCTTAGCAGCAGTTTCGTCAGCCTTACGAGCAAACCTACCAGCCAGCGCACCAAAGCCAGCACCAAAGACAGCACCACCACCTGCACCAAAGGCTATGTTACGAAGACGAGAATCACCAAACTCTTCGTATACTGGTTCAATCGCTGCTTGAGCACCACCTAATGCGCCTAACTGAGTAGCACCTTGCAGTGCTGTCTTAGCTGAAAAGGCAACTAAGTTTGTAGGATCGCCTGCAATAGCACCAGCTAAGTAACCACCTATAGCAGCTACTGGTCTTTGCTCAAGCATTGCCCTATATTCTTGCTCTCTCTCAAAGTCTGTTAGTTGTCGTTGACCCGGAGTAGCAAGGCTCGTTGTTTCAGGAGATATTGGAGAACCGAGCATACCAGTTAAAGGATCAACGTAACCCTCTGGTGTAATACCAGTCTGCTCAGTAGCTCCTACATCAATACCTGTTTTACGTAGTACGTCAGCGCCGCCACGAATAAACGCAGTAGCGCCCCGCTCAGCACCACGAGCAAAAGTTTCTCCAGCGCCAAACTCTTCTCCAGCTAATAGCTTTAATGCTGGTAGAGATACGGCCTCAAGATTGCCTTCTGATAGTGCTCGTAAGTCAGATATAGATAGAGATTTTAAAACAGATTGATTTATCTCAGCCATTATTTATTCTTTAAACGCCTGTTAAGTTCTTCTTGATAGATGTTAGGAACAACGCCTCCACCACCAGTTCCTTGAGGAGTCGTATTAGCGCCTGCACTTTGAGCACCAAACGTCTCACGGCGAATCTCATTTCCGTTACGATCAAGAATAATATATCCAGTAGTAAACCCAGTACGTGGGTCAACGATAGGCTGACGTACTACTCCACCTGCTGCAGCTTGTGCTGCTGCATAGTCTGCTTTAGTTTCAAACGCACCGTGTGTTGATTTCTTATAAGGATCTAAAGTAACCACACCGTCATCATCAACCTTTTGAACGTACATCCTACCTTCTCTTTCAATAATTGCATCGCCCTTCTTGGTGACAAAGTTAGTAACATTACCTTGCGTAGCTTTTGTTTTCTTTATGTCTACTTCTGCTTCTTGAGCACCTACCTGACGTTCTCTTAAAGAAAGTTCTCTAGCTTGTGTTCTAGCTGCAGAAGCTTGCTTCAAAGCTTCAGGAGCTAAGTCTCCAAAACCTGCTTCTTGTAAAGCCGCAGCTACTCCTTCATAGTATGCTGCAGGATTACTAGGATCAAAAGGAACCCTGCTCATAATAGCTTGAACTTGTGATACTCTACGAAGACCAGCATCTCCAGTGTCCATAAAGCTTCGACCAGAAGCTATATTACCGATGCCTCTACCAAGCAAAGCCCCGATAGCACCTGCTGCATCTCCACTAGGATTTAGACGTTGCATCTCCTGCTGAACCATCTGCCTACGAAGGTAGTCTGGATCACTCTGTAATATTTGCTGTGTTGAAAATCCCATATCTATCTCCTAATTAACCGTACCAAGGATTGTCTGCAGTACCTCCCCAAGACTGCCCACCGTATGTGGGAGCACTGCCTCCAGCCCAAGGACTTGATCCACCAAAACTTCCTGAAAAGCCGCCAACAGCAGCATTCAACATCTTATTCATAAAGCCAGTTAACTGACCAGATGCAGCATCTCCTGCAGCTCTTTGAGTTGTTGCAGCACTGGATAGGCCAGAGCTAAGAAGCTGAGAACCAACATTAGCACCAGACTGTGCAGCGCCTCCAACTTGTAAGCCAAGTTTAAACGGCTGTTGTCCTAATTCTTCAATACTTCCAATAGTACCAAGGTAAGATTGTAAAGGACCAAGAGACTGTGTTGGGATAGCGTACTGTTCGCCAAGACGTTGAGAGCCTAAGCCAAATAAACCACTACCAAACTGAACTTGTTGTTGTGCTTGCTGCTCTGCTGAAACAATATCTTGAGCACGTTGTGCTTCACGAGCACGAGCTAAGCTATAGAGTTCAGGCTGTCCTATACCACCAATATTTAACCCAGCACGACCACGCCCAAAAGCACCAGAGGCTAGTCTTTGTTCTTCTTGAAGCTGTGATGGCAACCTTGCTTCTTGTAGCTGACTATAGATACGCTGACGAGCAGCATCTGGAGACTCAGAGATATATTGACCACCAAGATTAAACAGACGTTGAGCAGCCATACCTAAAGGCTGTGCTGCCATCTGCGCCTCTTCAGCAGTCGTAACAGCCCCTCCTGTTAAAGCCATTATTTGATCTTGAATAGCCTTTAACTCAGGTGCTACTGTATAACTAGCGCCTGTGACACGAGGGACACCACCAACATCTGTAATATCAAACGCACCAGTACCAAACCGTGATGTCATTCCAACAGGACGGAAGGCAGCTACTTGAGCGCCTAAACGAGCAGCTTCTCTTTGAGCAGCAGCGGCTTGTTCGCCTCGTTGCTGTGTTCCTTTAATGTCGGTTAAGCCTAAAGCATCCGTTACACCACCAATCAACTTACCCATTATAAACTCCTAACATTAATCTGATAAACATTTCCATCGTTTCCTATCAAATTTTTTAAATATTCAAATCCTATCGTTTTACTAAACTTACTAAGCTTACCATTGTCTATCATTGCATATAAAGGAGCATTGAGTAGTGATTGAAGCTGGTTTAAATCTCTAATATAATGTTTCTTTGTTTCTGCTGACCACTTAAACACATCTGTATGAAGCCAGTATAAGTTACTAAACAACTCCAAGTACATTATATATTCTTGTCTATTTACTACTGGAAACTTATACATCAGATCTTCATAATGTAGCAAAGAGCATAGTACGGTGGCAGATTAGCGTTATTACCTGAGACACCCTCTGTGCTGTTAGCAACTGTAATGCTTGTAGTATTCGAAGCAGAAGTAACTGCAGTATTGCTGCTAAGTCTTTGACCAGAATCCGCACCACCGCCCTGACCAGGAGAAGCAGCACCATGCCAAGCAGTTAATGAGTGAGTGTGGCCTGGGTCTGTAACAGTAGCAGTGTGGGTATGGCTTACCACCACAGCGTTAGCAGAACCACCAGTACCATTGACAGCGTAGGTAGAACCAGCACCGATAACAAACTTATCCCGCAGGTCTGGAGTGCTGTTAGAGCCGTTACAGAGTACCCACCCAGAAGGTATAGAACCCACTGAGCCAGACCAGATCATGATCATACCAGCGGGTACTAAGGCAGCCGTAGCAGCGGCAATAGCGGTGGTTACAAAGGCTGTGGTGGCTATCTGAGTAGTACTGGTTCCTGCAGAGGCTGTAGAAGCCGCTGGAGTCCCTGTAAAGGTAGGACTATTTAGGTCAGCCTTGGACGAGATAGCAGAGGCGATAGCGTTATATTCGGTATCAATCTCTGTGCCTTTGATGATCTTGGCTGGGTTACCTGTGGATAAGGTATCTTTGACAGCGAAATTTGTTGCTTTGACGTAATTACTCATGCTTGTTTTCCTTGTTTAATATATATGTCAATCCGCTGGATAGAGATAGGGTTCCCATTAATCTCAGCCTCTAGGCCAATCTGCATAACAGAGCCTGTACCACCAGCCTGTATCTTGAACTTGTCTAGAACAATACCGTCTGAGAACTCAGCAATATTATATTCCCCTATATTATACTCGTAAACTACTGAAGTGTCAAGCTTTTTCGTAAAAGCAAAGTAATTTTCATTATAATCAAAGCCCCACTTGACAGCCACATTCTGATTAGAACCGCCAATAACCACAAATCCAATCTGCTTCATTATCTTTTCGATGGTGGGCTGCTCAAAGTCAAAGTAATTGGTATAGTAGCTAAATCGATACTCAGCCCCATTGTCCGTATGCCCAAAGTACTTACCGATATACCCAGGCTTACCAAGGTATAGCTCCTTAGAGTTAGTAACAATAAAGGATTTAGGCTCTATGGCGGTCCAAGTAGTAGCCCTAGCTGCTCCATCCTGCAGAGGAGTCCTCATGTCAAAGCAGTAGACTACCTTGGTAGTAGGCAGGCTAAGGAGGTAGAAAGCATCCCTGTCATAGTAGACAGACTTGATATTAGCTGCTGTCTCAGAGGCCACGCTTGTCATCAGGTCATCCCGTACATTCTTGGAGATATCCCGCATAGGCAAGGACTTCTCCTGAATAACCCGCTGAAGGCTTCTAACCCCAGAATCAGACAAGAAGATAATATCCGTGCCAGTGCTCTGAACAGAGTCCCTAGCGATACAGCCCACATTAGGGATATAGTCAGCTAAGGTCAGTGTTGTCACATCGATAGGGTTAGCATAGACAGCAATGTTATTACGACCAAAGATAATAAGGAATCCGTTGTGCGCTGCAATAGCCACTATCTTGTCTGTGTTAGGGAAGACAGTGTTCAAGGACAGAGAGCCTGAGTCCCCACCTTGGAAGTCTGATCCGTCCAGTAACCTAGTAAAGTAGACCGTCTGTGGGTCTCCTGCTATGTCTGCTGCCCAGATACGTCCATAAGCCGCTAAAGCGCAGTTAGGGGCGAAGTCACCAATAGAATACCCCAAAGGCATTGACCCGATATCACCGAGCCTCTGGAAGCCGTATGAGCCTGTGTGAGAGTGTGGATTAGTAGTGGTTGTTACTGTGCTAGTAAGGGAGTTGGATACTGAGTAGCCAGCACCACCAGTGGTAATTGTAACAGTAGCCACACCTGTACCAGACAAGGTAGCCACAGTCACGGTAGCAGCAGTGGTTCCACCAGACAGGGTTAGGATGTCTCCTACATTGTAGCCTGACCCAGCAGCGGTTACTGTCAGGCCAGTGATAGCACCGCTGGAGACAGTCGAGACTGTAAAGGTAGCACCAGTGCCTGGAGTAGGCATACGATGGTAGGTCAACATAGGGTGACCAGACTGCACTAGGTAGGCATGAGGTTCTGCATCAGAGCCATCACCGTATGGCAGAGCAGCCCCTTGCCAGTTGTTACCAGTAATCGTGTATGCTAGGTCTGCACTGTTAGCCTGATTACGAACAGTCTTGGTGGTCATAGTCGTAGTACCAGTAAACAGTCTATTATTACCAGCACTAAGGAACTGACTAGATCCGTTATCAGTTAACTCAAACATAAACTCTACTGGATTAGCAGCGCCTAAGTCTGAGTTGACTGCTGAGTTTACAGGTGTCCAACCTCTACGAGCACCCATACGACCATAGCGGTCAATGACGCAGTTGTTAGCCTCTAGCGCAAAGCCAGAAGACAACGATACTGCAGACTCTTGGATGTTTAGTCCAAAGAATCCGGGTGCTGCAATACTAGCGGTTTGCGAAGGAGAAGCCATTAGACAGCATCCCAAGTAAATTCATCTGGATAGTGGTTGCCTTCATTAGCTACATGGTCTGATAAAGAAGTTAAGTATAAACCATAAGCCTCAGAACTTTTTAATCCACCATCTTCACCACGTTCTGCCAATGCTTTAGCATATGCTAAGAATATAACAGGCTCTGATGGAACCTTGATCTGAGTGCTATTTAATGTTAGCTCTGCTTGTGGCTTAATGATATTAAAGTTAAGAATATAGTTCCCATTAGGAATAGGATATAGATCTACCTGTGTATCTCCATTAGAATCTACACCGTTAAAGTTATAGTAGCGAGGAGAACCTAACTCAGGAGTTTGATTTAAAAACTTATTATTCATATCACTGGTAGAAGCGTTCTCCATGAACCAATCGCTTGTATCATTTATAACGTCAAAGACCCTGAAGCGAATACCAGCATTAGTCATTACATAGTTAAATAGATTAGCAGTAGTAGAAACGGTTAGAGTTTCAGACAGAGCATTCCAATTGTATGCATCTTCTACCTGCCTCTTAGCGTCATTAACGAACTTGCTAATTAGTTTGGAGTATGTGGTGTCATTGACTGAAGTAACCTCGTTCTCACGAAGCCTAACCAGTACATCATTGACAAGTTCTAGATAAGTTTTGTTTGCCATTTAGCAATCCCATTTCCTAAGCGCTAATGCTTTCCTTGTTGGTCTGCCCTTCTCATCCTTCATAGGTCCCGGCACACCACTCATACGAGCACAGAAAGACTTCCTACGCCCTGCCTTCTTAGGAGACTTTGCAGCTTCCTTAGCAGACACTGGAGGCTTCAGGTTAGCGCCTTCCTTGTTCTTAAAGTATGCCCTGCCTTTGGCGTTTAAGCCACCTTCTGGGTTCTGATATACTTTCTTTACCATTATTTCTTCGCAGTCTTCTTAGCTTGTTTAAATGCCTTAGCAGTGGGTGCGCCTTTAGATCCTACCTTACGCATCTTCTCACCAGATCCCTCTGCTATCCGTTTACGCTTTGCATTGATGTTGGCATAGAGGCCGGGTTTAGTAACCACTAGAAGAGCCTTTCTTAGCTTTCTTCTTCTTCTTAGACATACCAGTCATCGCTAGACCGACAGCCACCGCTTGCTTCTGTGGCATACCTTCTTTGCGAAGTTTGCTGATCTTAGCCGAAGCCGCCTCTTGTTTGCCCTTCTTAGTGTAAGGGTATTTCTTTCCGTCTACCATTGGCATACTATTCTCCTTAGAATTGGAACTGAACTGTCATCTCAGGCATGAACTCTACAGTTGCTATGTAGGTTACTGTCTGAGTACCTGAGTTTTGTACTCGAATCTCATCACCAGCCTGCAGTACTACTTCTGCCTCTCCATCTAATCTAATAAACTCACCAGCACCTAAGTTCTTACCACCAACAATGAAGTACTCAGTGTTAGTAGAAACATCGTACCAGTAGACCTTTGGAGTATCGTTACCAGTAAGACTAATGATATACATTAACTGCCAAAGACCAGTATTCTTGGTAGGAACAGTAAGAATAGTTTCCTTGGTGGTAGTAGACTTAGTTGTAACTGCGGAGACTTTTCTGCTCATATTAACCTACTTTAAGAACTAAACTAAGTAATAGAACTACGATAAAACCAGTAGTACCTAGCAGGATCTGTTCTAGTCTTTTTAGTCTAGCGTTGATTCCTGCATAGCGTTCAGCACAGACAGCTTCGTGGGTGTCAAGTTGGCCTTTGACTTGGTCTATTGATGACATTATTCACCCCAGTTTTGGTTACCGATTACAGCAATCAATGCTTCTACATCTGCACAGCCTGCAATAGCTGTCTCTAGCCTATCGCACTCAGCCACGATTGCAGCTCTCTTGGCAGCTACGCTAGCAGGCACATCAATGTTTCTCTCTGCCTTGCGGACTACCATCCAGTCAGTTTGGGCTAGCATAGATCCAGCAGTCTGCTTAACCTGTGCAGTCCATTGGCTCTTGAGTCCTTTGGTAACAAGACGCTCTGTGGAATCTATCATTGCGGGTTGTCCGTTGACCTCACCCAAGACTTTGACATACAAGGGGTTTCCGTCTTCGTCTACTTCTTCACGGTCATCAAGCAGCTTAGGATTACCTACGCCCCAGTAAAAACGCTGGTCATACTGCTCTGGGTCTGCTACCTCTACGATGCCTAGTTGCTCACGCAAAGCAGGGTCACGCAGGTGTGGATAGCGAACACCGTTAATGACTTGTTCAGAGTCGATTGAGATTGCTACGTTATTGAGTAAAAACATTTGTTGCTCCTATCGGGCTAAACTGTACTTAAAGGGGTGTTCGGCGAAGGCTGCATAAATAAACGTGCTACCTGAATTGTTTATGTGAGTGTTGATAGACCTCAACTTAAATCCGTTAGAGGTGAAATCTATGAATGGCTGATTTGTCCATGACGTAGCGTTTTCTGCCGCAGAACTGTTCGGAAATATCTCATTTTGCATCTGGTTATAGGTGTCTCTAGCAGTGTCCCAAATAAACCATTCTTGCCCAGACGCACTACTTTCTTTTGTTAGCAAATACCGAGGACGGAAGCCCGTGTACACAAAAGGCCCATCAGCAGAACCATTGCCCGTGTAAATACCAAAGGCAGAATAACCAGCCACGGGTGCGAAGCAGTAGGCTACATAGGTAGAACCGGATGCGTTTGCATCTGCGCCACCAACAGTCATAACGGTACTTGTTGGAACAGTTCCAATGGCTGAATTAGCATTTGCTGCGGTTGTATTTAGATACATAAAATCTAAACTATTATCAACAATAGTGTGCCAAAAAACCCAGTTGCCAATATCGCCCCTTCGTTTTACCAAGTAAATCTTTGGAGTTATGCCCAGGCCATGACCAACAGTGGGATATGGGCTAGTTGAACCGTTACCCGTATAAGTAACAATCGAGAACCCGCTAGTCGTATTCGCACTTACTGTGCTGGTTATAGTGCCAGAGGTGTTGCTTACACCAGAACCATTGGCTTTCCATGCCCAACCTACATAAGGAGCGGCACTTGAACCGTTGACGTTGTCTCCGCCGCCAAGCGTAAAACCGTCAGAATCAAAGGATTTCAATTCATCTGTGTTTCCAGTTGACTCGGCATTTGTTGAACTTGAACGAAGGTTGTTTCCAACCCCACGCAGCCTATCATATAAAACATGGTCACGATTAACTGATGACCCAGCGGTGCGCTTCTTAATCCACACAAAGTCTGGTGCGTGGCCCACCCCTGTAATTGCCCTTGTCGAAGAAGCATCGCCAGTCCACAAGGCAATGTTCATGTAATCATTCGCCTGTGTCGTGCTAGTTGCACCGATAGTCGGCGTAGGCAGATTCTGTGTGCAGAGTGCTTTGAAGCCAGAGGGGGCGGTGTAGGCAAAGGCTCTTTGCCCGAAGTTCCAATCTGCCGAAATAGCAGAGCCAGCCGCATTTGCCTGACAAAAAACATAATTAACAGTTAATGATGGAAGTGTAATTGCTCCTTGCGATACATTGGCTTTATAAAAAGTAACAGTGCCAGCAAGACCATCAAATGCAATTCCTATTGTTTCCGTAGTATAAGACGCACCATAGGCAGTTGCGGTTCCATTTACATATTTATTGCCATTAAGTGCGTAATACAAAACAGACATTTGTCCAACAGTATTTATATCTGCTGCAAGTTTATCCACTGAAGTAACGCCACACCAGTTATTAATTTGAGAGGCAAAAGTTACTTCTGCATACCACTTACCAGACCACGGCAAAGTAATAGTGCTACACAAACCTTGCTGTGCGCCAGTTTCAGCAGTGCCAGTTAAATTGCCGTTTGAGAATCCACCCGACGATGTTGGTCTTAACGGATTCAGCGTAGCATAATTCCCACGCACCGTGCCACCAACACCAGTATCGGTTCCGTAGGATGTGGGCGAATCTACTAAGGAGTCATTGCCAGCGCCAGCGGTTACAGAGAAGTTATTAGGTGTCCAGTTGTTACCGTTGCCTGAACTGTCCTTGCCTAGCGTTGCAGCAGTGGTGTTGCTGTTATCAGCAAACTTGAGGAAGAAGCCGTTAGTGCCGTATGTGCCTGTGTAGGCTTTAGGCTTCCATACACCTGTGTTGGTATCTGTTTCACCGAATGAGGATGGCGTTAGGGCTTGACCGTCTACGAAGTTGACCTCGGTCATGTAGCCGTCTAACCCAGTCCCCCCCAAATAAGCATTGTTTCTGTTCTCTGCTCCAATATATGGGTAAAGTTGTCCTGTCTTGTAATAAGTAACTAGGTTTTGAGATGGGTTGGTATTTGTTGAAAATGCAGTTTGGCGAACCCCGTTAACCCAAATTTGAAGACGATCCTCTGCCGTTGCTAAAGTGGTGTCGTAGTAAAACACCAAGTGGTACCAAGCACTAACATCTCTAAACACCGCAGTGGTGATTTTCTGAAACTGATATGTGCTTGGGGCATACTGCCACCAACGAATATTGTTGTTTGCATCAAACTGAATACCGGCCTGTTGTGCTGCGCCTGTCGTTGCAACAAAAGTAAACAAGTCATCCTGATTAAGTGCGGAACGCTTGACCCACATCGAAAGCGTCCACTGCGTCCCAGCAGATGCGACAGAATAAGCAGAGCGTGAAAGATGCGCCGAGTCTGCGCTATTGAACCTGAGACTGCGCTCAACATTGTAGCCAGTGACTGGGCCAATGCCCGTAGGTAGAACAGCCATTAAGCTAATGCTCCAGAGTTAACCACAAACACGTTAGTACCGTCAGAGAAGTAACTCAGTAGATATGTACCAGTGGCTGATAAGGTAGCCAAAGCACCAGTAGCAACCTCAGTAGTAGCTGCGGCAGATATTGTGTAGTTAGATCCGTTGACTAGCAAGATAAACCCAGACTGACCAGCAGTGATGTTAGTAAAGGTCAGGGTTATAGAGCCTGTGGGAGTACACTTGAAGTTGTTAGTTACGTTCATGTTAAACGAACCATCGTTGTCAGTAGTGACAGTACCACGCTGTGAGGCTGTGAAGGTCTGTGCAGCGTCTGATCCAGCTACTGTAAAGGTAGCATCAGGCACTGTAACAGTACGGTTAGCCGATGGTGAAGCTGATATTGTGGATGTAAAGCTGGTTGATCCACCACTAATTGCAATAGCCATTATACTAGTCCTTTCACAAATTCTTTAGCAACTTCGGGGGACATCACATTGCCATCAGCGTCTTGCAGTTCTGCGCCTTCCATGACTACCTTCTTAAACTCTGCGTAGTCTGTGTTGGCGGGGTCAGTAGGAATACTTGAGTTGTCCGATAAACGAATAATCGTATTTGGATATGGGGTTAGTTTGTATCCGCTCATAGTTCAATCTCCGCTCTCCAAGGGATAACCGCATAACCGCCTGCACTTGACACACCAAATGCTATTTCAGCGCCTCCAGAGGCTGCGTTATAAAACAACGCACTATTGGCGTTGGAATAAGTAGGTGTTCCTACATTCATTGTTGGAGGCGCTCTCATCAATACAGGGAATTGCATCCAATAATAAAAAGTACCAGTTGCGGTAGTATTATTGCCACGAAAAATTACATTACCAGAAAGTCCTGTACTACCGTTACCTTGATAATACCGCTGACATAACTGCAACTCAGTACCATACGGTCTGCGCTCAAACGGTGTAGCAACAGAGCCTACTTCGAGTTGAACGCCTGTGATGTAGAAGGTGGCTCCGTTGGTTCCAACTACTGATACAGTAGAGGGCGGATGAACAGCGTTTGTTGTCCCCCATGAACCCGCAGTTTGTGTAAATGTTGAGCCTGAACCAAGCCCAAAACGCACATTTAATCCAACGCCGTTATTTGTT